CGCGCCCGTCATCGCAACCGTCCCATCACGGTTGACCAACTCCTGGGCAACGTGGGTCTCCAAGGTGCCGAAGTTGTAGTCCACGTCCACGGCGGTAGCGGGCGTGTCGTTGAGGATGTCGCGCAGCTGCGGCATCTGGCTCATGTCGTGAACCTCCGAGAGTTGAACTTCAAGATGATCGCATCCACGGCCCAGGCGATCGCCTGCGTGTAATCCTCGGGGGAGAACTCCAACATCACCGCCCGTGCCCAGCCCAGCGAACCGCCACCACGCGCCTGGTTGGCGGTCGTCGGGCGCACCATCACGTCGCCCAACCGTGCGCCCGAGCGCCAGGTCGTGCCGTCGCCCCAATCGAAGCCGCCGCCCTTGGGGTCCGCCGCGCCCAGCGCACGCCAGAACACGCCACCCGCGGTATTGATGCCAAACACATGGGTGCGCTGGGCGTTGTTGGGATCGTAGTTCCAGAACGTGTTGAGCCGGATCGCCACCGGCTCGATCGGCAGGCGGGCGATCACGCGTGGCCGCAGCCACGACTTCTGCAGGTCCGGCCATCCAGCGTGCTTCCAACTGGTGCGGTAGTAGCTGCGGAACCCGACCACGCCCTCGCCGGACGTGAACAGATCACCGGCTCGGTCAGGCGCCACCATCACGCGCAATACGCCCGCAAACCCGGTGCAGCCACAGGTCACGATCATCGGGTACTCGGTCGCCACGTCGGAGCGTTCGACGATGCAGGCGATCGTGCCCCGCGCGGGCTTGTAGCGAATCCAACTCCCGCTCTCTGACAGTTCCGGGTCGAACACGAACACCGAGCCGTGGCTGTTGTCGTAGGGGTCGGAGTCGTAGGGCAGTGAGCACCACAACCGCCGACTGATCCAGCCCAGCCACACGTCGGCGTCGGCGGTGATGGCGTCGGTCGCGCGTCGCAGCGGATCGCTGATCAGCACCGGATCGCTGCCCTGATAGGCGTAGATGCCATTGCGCCCCGAGGCCGAGTAGAAGTAGATCGCGGACTCGGAACGAGTGACCGCCTGCGGGCTGGGCGTGCCGATCGAGAGCGAGACCTTGATCAGCTGCCAACTGTCGCGCTCGTAGCCATACAGCGCCCACACCGAATCGACCTTGAAGATCAACAGGTGATCGCGGAAGCTGCGGATGGCAGTGATCTTGGAGCCGCCCTGCAGCACGTCGATGTAGTCGTCCTTGGCCCAATCCTCAGGCTGATCGGGATGCGACCAACGCAGCCGGTTGGGGTACGTGACCGCGTCCTCGACGACGTTGGCCGCGAACATGTAGCCACCGTGCGGTTCGAGATGCTCGGCGGCTGGCATCACGCCGTTGTTGGCGACCGCGTAGTTGTCGTTGAAGTTGGCCGTGCCCGCCTTGGCGAGCAGCGTGCCGAGGTTGCCCGCGGCGGGCAGGCCGACGACCTTGGCCGCTTGCTGAGCGCGGCCGCAGGCGATGTACATCGTGTCGCCCCAGGGCGCGAAGTCGGCCAGATGTGGCACGGCGCTGACGGTGGGAGCGAGTTGTACGAATGGCTGGCCCTGGGTCCCGGCGAAGACCCGACTGCCGTTGGCGACGAACACCGCGAACGATCCGTTCGAGTACAGGTGCATCTCGGCGTTGCGCGGACGCCAGGCAGTGACCGGGTCAGCGACGATGTCAACCGTGTTCCAAGCCGACCATCCAGCGCGGCTGACGATTCCGCCGCGCGGGTCCATGTTGACGTTGAGCATCGCCGGGGATTCGTTGTCGGCCAGCTGGAAGTCGGTGCGCCGCAGGTTCAACCCACCCGTGAAGTCGAGCAAGTTGAGAGGCTGCAGGCGCGTGCTCATGCGGTCGGTGGCACCAGCACCCAGCTGGGACCACTTGGGGTCCGAGCATTGATCGAGCCGGGGAATACCAGCGGCCGATGGTGGCGCGGCTCCATGATCGCCCGCCGTGCCAACTCCACGTCACGCTGCCAGCGATCCATGTAGGTCAGTTCCAGCTGCTCGTCTTCCTGCTGGGCGTAAGCCAGCGCCACCGCGTAGTGGGTGAGCGCCATGTGCAGCCGCTCGTCGCAGTCGGGCTCGTTGGTAGTCGGGTTCAGCCACACCAGCGGGCGTCGATAGCCGCGCAGCCGGTACGTGCGATCGCTGTCGGCCGACTGCACCCGCGGATACATGAACAGCGTCCCGTTCCAGACCGAGTAGAAGTAGGGCTGCATCGTGCCCACCTGCGGTCCGGCGAAGCTGTCATCGGCTTGCTCGGCGCCGATCTGCGACAGCCGAAAGTTGTTGGTCTCGTCGTAGATCGCCATGATCCCGGCTTCGTTCACGTCGCCCGGCAGCGCGATGTCCATCTCGTTGGCGGGCAGCGTCAGCGACCACGACTGCTCGTAGAACGGCCACTGTGTCTCGGCGTTGATCGTGCGCTCGAAGCCCTGACGCAGATAAGTGTCGATCGCTACATCGGGCAGGTCGGCCAAAGTGGTCTGCGTCTGCATCCGCACCACTGCCCGCAGGTCATCGAGGTTCATCCGAACAGGTCGTCTTCCGTGATCGACTCGTCGTCACTTGGTGAAGTCGTGTCCAGATTTAGTGTTGTCGGGGGCGGTGGTGGGGCGTTGTCCGCTGGCGTCACCACCGGCTTGCCTTCCGGGCCGGGGTCGTCCTTGGGGATCGGCTTCGGCCACGTCGGCACCACGCTCACCCCTGACTGGAAGCGCCCGGCCGGGGTGGCGTCGTTGGCACCGGCCGCGTGGTTGCGGGCCTTGCTGGTATCGAGCGTGCCGTAGAACTCACCCTGCACCACGGCGTCCGGGCGGGTGGCGTTGATCGGGCGGCTGTATGGGTCGTTGCGCTTGGGCTCTGGCATCGCGCCATCCTTTCATGGTCCCCCCCGCTGGCCCGCTGGAAGGGAGGCCAGCGGGGGGGCCAGGATCACGGCGCCTTCGAGATGCCGGTCAGCTTGAACAGGCGACGCCGGTTGTTGGTCGTCAGGTTGCCGTAGGTGGTGATGAACGCCACACGGGCGTCGAGCGCAGTCGCGGACGCCAGGCCAACACCAGCCGCCCCGGCCACGGTCGAGACCGAGCCGGTGAGGTTGTCGGTGAACGGCGACTGCGCGAAGTTGCGGTCGCGGTGGATCACCAGCGACACGTAGTCGCTGTTGATGCCGTAGGCCGTTCCGGCCGGGCAGTCCGAGTCCCACATCAGCGGGGCGTTCTCGAACAGCAGGTTGCGGAAGCCGAGGTTGGCCTTGTTGGTGTCGGTGTAGCGAACCTGCGGAGTCAGCGTCGACTCGTAGAAGGCGTACACGTCGGGCGCCACGAAGATGGCGTCGATCGCGTCGCCCCCGTTGTCGCTGGTGGTCATCACGGCCGTGCGCAGCGCGGTTTCGAGACCGGCTGCATCGACGGCGCCGACCACCGCTTCGTAGCTCGCCCACCACGGCTCGGTGGCGGGGTCGATGCCGCCGACCGGAGTGGTCGAGTCGATGATCGTGCCGAGCGCGTAGAAGTCGTTGGCGGGGGTGGCCGACGAGTACGTGCCGTACAGCATCCGGCTCAGCTTCGCCCGCAGCGTCTGCTCGGCCTGCTTGACCTTGGCATCGAGCAGGTTGATGCGCGCGCTGCGGCCGCTGTTCTGCGCTTCCTCCAAGCCGCTGATGGCGATGGTGGCGTAGAACTGCTTCCACGGGAACTGCGCCGCGGTCACCGTGTTGACGGGGGTGACCGTGATCTTGTCCCATTCGCCGTAGGTGTCGGCGTTGCCTTCGACGTACAGCAGCGGCTCGACGATCGAGATGCCGCCATCCTCGATCCGCACCCGACCGTTCGACAGCAAGTGTTCGAGCAGCGGGCGCGTGCGGAAGATGTTGTCCGTCATCTTGCTGCGGACGTTGTGCATGGTGGAAGCGAGTAGCTCGTTCCACGTTGACGGGGTATGCGTGGCGAGTGCCATCAGTCAGGGCCCTTCCGGGTTATGACCGATCAGCGATGACGGCGCTCCACTTCATCGAAGGCTGCCTCGATCGCCTCTCGGTAAGACGAGTATTCGGCGTTGGCAGGAGTCGGACCGCCCTGGACTACACCTGTCCCGTTGCCGACCACGGCGGCGGCTTGTGCGGCCGCTGCCTGTCGTTGCTGTTCCTCTGTCGCCCTCTGTTGCTCTAACTGCTGCTGAGCACCTTGCTGCGCTTGGAAGGCCATCGCCTGGTAGACGATCGGCAGGTACTCGACACCCAGGTTCATTTGCATCGCGGTGCCGACTACCGAACGGAGTTGGTCTTCGTTCAATCCGTACTGCTGCTGCAATCCGTAGACCGCTTGCGCCAACTGCTGGTCGGCTTCGCGTTGCGCCTCGCGCTGCATGATTTGCTGCTCGAACGCCAGGCGGGCCTGACGCTCTCGGTACAACTCACGCTCTAGGGGATCGTCGAACTCGGGCTCTTGCTCGGTTTGCTGCGCTTCCGCTTGTGCTCGCTGTAGCCCCAGGTATTGCTCGACCGACATTCCGGCGCGATCGGCCAGAATCTGTACGGTCAGCCCAGGGTTGGCGAGCATCGCCTGGTGGAGTCGCAGTGCGTCTTCGGCTTCCCTGCGTTGCTCGGCCAGTTGCTGCGAATGCTGTGTGAAGGCAGCTTGACGTTGGTATCCCTGCAGCGCTTCTTCCAGCGGAACCGACAGTTCCTCGCCATCGACCTTGACCTTCACATGCTTGCTGCGAAGGTCGTCGTCGAGTTCGAGGTATTCCGGCTCTGGTGGTGCTGGTGGTGCTTGCGGTGCTTCGGATTGTGTCGGCGGTGACTCGACTTGTCCGCCCGGTGCGGGGTCGCCCTCTGCCGCCTGCCCCTCGAATGGAGCGGGTGCATCTGACACTGGAACCCTCCTTGGTGTCGGGGTTGATCATGACAGAGAAGTGGTACGTTCCGCCACAATGAGCGACACACAGAGTGACCCCAACACCGAAGCGGTGGAGAAGTACCAGGAGCGTGAGAACCAGGCGCTACGCCGGGATCACTTTCCTGACCCGCCTGGGCTGAACCAGCAGTTCGAGCAAGAGGGGCTGGAACAGCCATCTCAGGATGCGCTCGACGAGGCCGAGAACAACCGGGAGTACAGCCCGGCGACGTTGGAAGAGAACGAATCCTTTCGCGCCGAACAGCTGGGCCAAGATCAGCGTGACGCCGACGACGACACCAAGTCGCGACGCAAGCGTCAGTAGCTAGCTGGCACCATCTCCCCATTCGGCGGTGGTGGAGCGGGCGCGCCCTGACCCATCATCGCCGCCAGCAGTTCTGGTGTGAGTTCTTGGGGCATCCCAGGCGGAGCCGCGCCTGGTGGCGGACCCTGAGGCGGACCCTGAGGCGCCATCTCCGGTGGCGGGGGTGCGCCCTCGACCGGCGCTCCCTGTGGCGGCGGCATCGGCGGCTGCTGCTGGACGAAGCGCCCAGCGTCCTTGACGCCGAACCCCTTCTGCAGCAGTTCCTGGTAGAGCGCAGGCATGTTGACGATCCCGGCCTCCATGAACGGCACCGAGGCGTCCACGATCTGCAGCGCTGACTGACGCCGGAAGGTCTCGTTGCGGGGCTCGGTCGAGCCGCCCTGAACCTCGAAGTCGAACTTGCCCTTGACCCGGTCGGGATCGAAGTTGACCCAGCCACGCACCGGCATCGTCACGATCCGCGCGACCTGGTCGCCGGTCGTGTACTGCTGCATGAGGCCGACGATCCGCTCGGCAATCTCCGACAGCACGCCCTCCACCTTGGCGAGCCGATCCTGGGCGCGGGCGTTGGACGAGTCCTGGATCATCGCCGCCTCGGTGGCGGTGCGCTTGATCTGCTGCTGTGGGGCGCCGCGCTGATAGTCGCTGACGCCCGACACGCGGTCGATGTCATTGGCGATCATCGCGGACTGATCGAAGAACTCGGAGGGCGTGATCACCACCGGCACCGGCACGATCGCGCCCTCCGGGGTGTCGTCACCCTGGGTCGGGATCATCACGTTGTCCTTGTCGGACATGAGCGCGGTGACGCCATCCTCGTCGAAGCGATCCTTGGCGTACAGCCACGCACGCCGGAACTTCTTGCGGTAGTTGAACATCTGTGTGCGGGTCTCGTTCAACTCCAACTGCAGCGACTCGATCTGCGCCACGTCCCCGACCGGATAGAAGTGGTCCGGCACTTCGTAGTTGCGCAGCATCACGAACGGATGCCCGAATGTGTACGGCATCTTGGCGGGCTTGATTAGGAACCCCGCGTTCTCGCCCTCGTTGTCGTCAGTCTGCGCCACGAACGTCGAGACCTTGTACCGCTTCAAGTCGTAGAACTCGATCACTTCGCAGAACGTGACCGCGCCCTGGCTGGGCTTCTCGTCGTTGCCACGCGCGTCGCCGCCACCCGTGCCGCTACTGGTATCCCAGCGACTCCACGACGTGCCGCTGGCGCGCTTGCGGGCGGTAGGCGAATAGCGGCTGTCGACGTTCACGTCCGCCACCGGGCGCCACGTCCGCTGCGCGATCCAACGCATCTCCTTCGGATGGCGCGCATCAGGATCGACGTACATGTCGAAGATCGAGATGCGTTCGATGAAGGGGCGATCCTCGTCCCACTGCAGCATCTCGCTCTCGACGTTGCCCTCTTTGTCTTCGCGGTCGTCGATGCCACGATCGCCACCGTCATCGTCACCGGAGTTGCCAACGACGACGCCTTCGGCGGGCTTGTCTTCGGGCGGCTTGGTCCACTTGTAGCCGACCTTCACCCAGCCGTGCCCGGCCACGATCCAGTCGATCACCGACAGCCGGAACTCACGCTGGTAGTCGTACGCCCGCCACAGGTAGTTCAGCACTTCTTCGGTGATGATCGCGGTCGCAGCCGACTCGGGATTGCGAGCGTTGACCACGAACCGCGGGTAGTTGATCGCCACCGCAGGCACCATCACGTTGACGGTGGCGAACACCATGTTGACCACCAGCTGATCGGTGGACGGCGTGCCCTCGATGTAGCGCCCCTGGTACAACTCGACGTAGCGCCGCCACTCGTCGTCGTAGTTGGTGGTCGATGACGAGCGCCAAGACTTCGATCGCTTCAACTCGTTCTGGTAGTAGTTCAGCAGTTCGCCTTGGGTCACGGTGGCGCCCTCTCCACATCACTTCGTCGCGCCAACTCCTTCTCAGAGCCGACGTGCAGATGGTCTCTCAGGTAGTCGTGTTTGCTGCGGTGCCATTGGGCGTGCCCTTCGCGCGCGCCACCGCGCCACGTAACGCCAATCGTTGACACGCGGCAATGGAAGCACTCGGCGCGACCGGGTTCGGTCGGCTTCCCACACGCGCACTGGCTCACTCGACCCCGGCTTGCTGGTCGAGCCAGCTGACGAGCGAGGATCGGTTCTTGTTCGCCCGTTCCAGATCGAGGATCGCCTGAATGATGTTGTCCCGCTCGTCGTCCAATGGCAGCCCATTGACGTGCTCCTTGACCTCGTCGATGGTGTGCTCGGTGGGGTCGTAGGGCATGTACGGCGACGTGGTGGCGCGCTCACTGATCCCGACCAACATCCCTACCGGGGTCCATTGCCCGTGGACGGCCACATAGGTCACGGTGAGGTCGCGGTAGGCACCGGCATCGGTGACAGCGGTGATCGCGTAGTCGATCCACTGCGACGTGTCATTGACGTTGTAGATGCGCAGCGGATCGCCCGCAATCAGGGTCGTAACCGGGTCACCGACCGAACCCGGTTGATAGGTCTCGCTGGCATAGAGATGGGTCGCCACGCCCAGGTTGGCGTTGTTAGCGCGGATCGCACCGCTCGACGGCGGGGCCGTGATCGTGGCCTCGAACAAGTACATGCCGTAGGGCTGAGTGACGCCCTGGCCGGTGCCGGTCCAGTTCTTCTGACCCCATTCCTGCCCGCTCGGCGGGTAACGCCGCGTGTTGCGACGCTGCCCGCTGCGCTGATGCTTGCCCTTCGCTGCCGGGCGCTGCCACTGTGCTCTTGTCTTTGCCATGTTGCCCTCCTGGGAGATTATGAACGACGCACGGCGAACGTCCCGATCTTGGGGCGCTCCGCCGTGATCGAAGTCACGCGCTTGTTGATCACATCGTCATAGGTCGTGCCGTAGGTGCGCTTCGACCACCAGCCGATCGACTCGGGGGGTGGTTCTTCCTTAGGCTGGAACTCGGAGAACCACACGAACTTCAACATCTGATTGGCGATCGCCAGGCTGATCACGCGGTCGTCGTAGGGCGAGCCTTGCATCTTGCCCTTGTCGGTGCGCACGAAGGTGCGTAGCTCGGCCAAGGTCTCGGCGCACCACAACGTCAGCTTGCCGTCCGCCCGCAGTTCCTTGCCCAACTCGTCGATCATCAGCGGCTTGGTGACCTGGTCGGTGCGAAACCCGAGCACGTCGGTCGGCACAGACTTCTTGTATTTGGGGGAGCGCTGGTAGTAGATCGGGAAGTAGCCGACGCGGCGCAGTGCAGTGAGGGTGGTGAGGCCGTGCATATTGGACTCGACCCCGACCAGCGCCCGGTTGTACCAGTTGCCGAGCCGGGCGAGAATGTCGCTGCCCAGCAGATCGGGATCGGTGAGTCCGCACCAGGTCGCGACGACGTGGCCGTTGCGAGCGTTGATGACGTGGATCGAAGCACGGTCGCTGTGTTCGAGGCCCTGCGACGGATCGGCTCCGATGACGTACTTGCCACCCTCATCGGGCGGCTCCCACACATGCAGCGAGCCGCCGTCATCGACGAACTGCAGGCGCTCGTTGAGGAAGCCCATCATCTGCGGGTCGCGTGGTTCGATTTCACGCAGGCGGCGCAGATCGAACACCGGACGACCTGACTTCAAGAACGCGTCCTCGGCGTTGTCCGGGTACTCCTGGGCCATCTGCCAGTCCGGCAGTTCTGCTGCCTTGGCGTCGTACCACTGCTGATCGCGGCCGTTGGCTGACCACGGGAAGAACAGCGGCTCGAAGCGGTTATGGCCGACGATCGCCTCCGACCACAGGGCGTGGAACAGGTTCCCCTCGCCGTTGGCGGTCGACATCATGATGATCCGACCACCAACATCGGCAACCGGCTCGATCGCGCCCCACGCTTCCTCGCTGTTGGGCAGGAACGCCAACTCATCGACGACGACTAGGTAGGCCGACTCGCCACGCGCCGGGTCCGATGCTGAGGGCAGCGACTCGATGTAGCTGTTGTTGGTGAACGTGAATGTGGTCAGCGTCTGGTTGATCGGACCACCGCGATACTTCATCCAGTCCGGCAGGAACTG